TATGAGAATCAAACATTACACTTTGATATTCGCTTTTCTGGCGATATCTATGGGAATTCCTCTCATGCAAGGATGCAGCGACCCCTTTGACGAATATGGAAACGGAAGTACAGAAGCGCCAGTTAAGGACGGCTGGACGTCTGTCAGCATGTCTGTCGAAGGACTTGGGCTCCGGAATCCCCTGACGCGGTCCCTTACGCCGGAGGGAGAGAACGAGACGGCGGCGGAGAGGATCAGGGTACTTGTCTTTGACAAAGACAATAAGTTCTCATACGAGGCCAAAGTGACTTCTTTCACTCCCTCCAGCGCCCCGGATGATAAGAAAAGCAAGGGTACCATGACCCTGCTGGCGAAGAATACCCCTTCGGGCAATACCAGTACCTTCGTGATGCTGGCCAATATCGCTACGTCAGACGAGACCGGGGCGGATGAGTTGACCGGAAAAACACGGGAAGAGGTCATGGGGCTTTTCACATTCTCCATGCCAGATAAGGGGGAATGGAAGGACGGAGAACTCCCGATGTGGGGAGTCTCGGATCCGGTCAAGGTGGATCACGGTTCCGGCGCCGTTCCCAAACTCGGGACCATCTACCTGATCCGTGCCGTGGCACGTGTGGATTTAGGGCTTAAACTGAGTGATACGTCGGAAGGGGCTTCGACGTTTGACGAGAAAGCCGAGGGCATCGAGGGGATAACGCTGACCAAGGTGTTTTTTTATAACACCAATACAGAAGGGCGGATCTCTCCGTTCGAGAGCGAGGCTTATTGGGATCAGGCTAATAGAAAGGCGAAACAGCCTTCCCTTCCCGATCCCGCTCCGGCCGTGACTGAAAGGACCGATAGGACATCCTCTATAGCGGATGAGAAGATATTATTGCGTGAAGTCTATGTCCCGGAGGCGGTCAATACCCCGACGGGTGCCACGCAAGGAGCCAACGGAGAGACGCTTCCGGAAGAGGATACGGAAAATTACTTGAGACGCCCCTATATTGTTGTCGGACTGACCGGCGCGGACAAGAGCCATCCCGACAAGGAGACGTTCTTCCGGATAGACTATTTGAAACGTACGGGAGCCGAGGCCGACGCGACATACGAGTACCTGCCCTTACTGCGGAACCACCGTTACTTGGTGAACATCACGGAGGTGGGTGGCCCGGGATTCGATACGGAAGAGGACGCTAGGAAAGGGCCGGCCGCCAATATCATGTACAATGTCGTGGTATGGAGTGAGTCGACGATGTCCAACGTGCAATATGACGGGCAATATATGCTGGGGGTCAGCGATGACCATTTTACTTTTTATAGGGAGGGAGGTAGCCTGATGGCGAAAGTGCAGACTTCCTGGCCCGAGGGGTTCACGGTAGAGGGGCTGCCTGCATGGATCAGCTATTCTATAAAACCCTCGGAGCCAGGCAAGGCCGCGCTGACCGACGAGAAAATCGTGACCTTTACGGTCACGGAGCAGGTGGACACGGACCGCTCGTGGCCGGAAAAGCCGGAAGATGCCCAGAACGCGCTGAAAGCCGCTTACGTGAAGGCGGGCCGTATGAAATGGTTCCTTGGCTTCGAGCAGTCCAAGGATATCAATGTCACCCTACGGATCTTCGCGGACGAGGCGTGCAGCCAGCCGCTGGAGTTTATCGAGGTCAACCAGTACGGCGAGAGCTACGGACAATCAGGTAAGATGGTAACGAAAGACGGGCGGACGCTTACGGCGGAAGAGGCAGGTGCCAAGGTCACTTTCTATGTGAAGACAGAGCCGCATGATCTGGAACCCGTTTTCCATGCCGAAGCCGCCAATCCGTTTAAGATAGAGAAAGCGGATCAACTCGCGGGAGGGGTATGGAGATACATGGTGACGGCTCCCGACATCACGGAGAATCTGGAGTATTTCGATAATTTCAATACCACTTATACCTTCACCGTCACACATGCGGGAACCAGTAGAAGCGCGTCGGCAAAACTCAGCCTCTTACAGAAAGAATATAATGCCATCCCCTTCTTCGACAAATGGCTGCATCAGTCATTGCTGGTGTCCAGCAACAGTATCTATCTGATGGACGGCAGGCAGAAGCAATATTATGTCAAGGCCAACAGCGAATACAAGGTCGAGTTGGTTTCCGCTTTGTCCGATAACGGGGCGGGTAACGTGATAGAGACGTTCATCCCTTTCCATGAGGCAGATCCCTCCCTTTCGGGAAAACCGATCGCTTTCACGGCTGTTGACGATATCAAAACCCCACGTCTTTACTCCGGTAAGGCGAGGTTCAAGATTTATTCCCCTGAAGGCCTTTTCCCGGAGAGAGAGTTCGTGGTGGAGTTGGTTTCAGGGATTGTACAGCCTGAGTCGAATACGTATATGGTTAAAGCCGGGTCGAAGCAAGGCATCTTTATCCCCGTCTCCCGGGTGAATACCGCCTATGATTATTACAAGAAGCTTCTGGATCATGACGCCTCTATGAGTGGCAAGCAAGGGCTTCCGGGAAACAAGGAGGATTTTATGCTGAACAAGCTGGATACTGATGATGACTGGACAGTCAATATCCTATGGACGGATATTAAAGCGACGGGGGGGCGGAATGATATAGAAAGAGCGGGGCTCAGCAAGTTGTCCGAGCAGGGAGGTTCCGGACCGAATTCATATATCTATGTCAAGCCCGGACAGAAGCCGGGGAATGTACTGATAGAGATTAAATCAGGAAAGATCAAAGGGAACCCGACCCTCTGGTCTTGGCACATCTGGATAGTGGACAAGTATCCGACGGTATTGAATGTCGGTAAATATGGAGGAGACGGAGCGGCAACGGTTCAATTGATGTCGCACCTGTTGGGGGCCTACGAGGCGGTTAATTCACAGTATAGTGAAAGTGCGTATAAGGAATTCGGCATGCAATACCAATGGGGCAGGAAAGACCCGTTCCCGGCACATGACGTGCGGGCAAATACGAACTTTTATGACGGCAATGGCAAGCCATTCGATTTCCTTTGGGAGCAGAAAGGGGATAGGGCGAATAATGGTCTTGATAATGCTCAGGAGGCAAGGGGGGCCGCTATGACAATGAAACAAAGTATCGAAAGGCCGAACTCGATCGTCTCCCATCAAAGTTTTTGGCTGTATGAATGTTTCCCGCATAGGCTGGTTAATAATTTCAAGGATCGTTGGGTGTTCCTGTATCCGTGGAACCGACCCTCCGGAACGGGAAAACCCGAGGATGTGGGCGGAAAAACCGTTTTTGACCCGTCTCCCTACGGATTCCGGATCATGTCACAAAACGAGGCTGTAACATTGAGATTCGCATATTATAATGAAAGTAAATCCGGTCTGAAAACACCTCTGCCCGGAAGTATTTATGACGGCTCCTTTTTAAACGGAAACACAGGAGGGAATGAAGCTATTTTTGCCGTGGCACAGGCCAGGAATGATGCTCATGCGGGCCGTTATCTGCTCAATTCCACTGGAGGTCGTCCTGGTTGGGCGCCTGCCTCCAATACAAACGGTACCTACAGGCGTTGTATGACCTATTCCATACGTCCGGTCGTTGATCCGGATGCGAAAGATGATTATAAGAAATATTTACCTAAATAAGTTTTATTCCCGTGTAAGTCTTACTTACACGGGAATAAAAAAAGATAAAAAAAATGTCATATACTTTTGCTTCTAGCACTCCTATCCCTTTTGTTGAGCCACATATTTATGAAATAAAAGGTGCAAGAATTTTGTTGCGTATCACTTATACATATCTGAGGCACTCAAAAATATATTTTATAAATTACTGTTTTAGTGATTAGAATGCAATCTGATTGCAGCTAATAGTAGCAATTTATAATATCATTACTATCAAAACAAAGTTTTTTGATTCTGCATACCTAAAATAGCTTGTCAAAATCAAAGACTGATTGATAAAACTGTATCATCTTGTTTGCTGAATTTGTCTGTTTTAATTAACATATTGTCTGTTTTATTAAAAACAGTTCTGTCTTAATTCTTGTTATATAAAATATATGAAATTACTATATCTGGATGAATATTTATCCTATCTGATTTACGAGATGAATTCGGATTTAAGATTTACTTGTCAGCAATTGGAGGAGAATGAAGTATACCGGATTGACAACAACAAGCTGTTGTGCATTCGGATGAAGGTGAGGCTATTTTTGACTTGGTCAAATACAAAGGTTTACGGATTTTATAAAAATCAGATGGTGTGCATTCCACCAAACATAGGAACCCTGATAAAATCCATAACGGGTTCGAGATGTGTGCTTTTATTTGGGGACGGGAATGTAAGTGTATGTGATAAACTTTTCTCAGATTCTTTGTTTGCCAAGGGGGAAGAACCAACTCAGACAATCTCATTCTTCCCGCTAAGAAGCCTCTGATAGAAGTATTGGGCTCCGTCAGAACATATTTGGATACAAGGTTGCTGAAGGAGCTATATGTAAGATGAAAAATAACGACATTCTTTTTCGCATTGACCTGCATTAGGCGGCACTTTGAGAAAATGTTATGGAAACTATAAAAAAGCGAATACTGCCAAGAAGGGCTGATTTATATAATATTTCGGAACGCTCCTTCAGTAGGAGATTCCACCCCTGTTTTGGGAAAAATCCCAGCAAGTGGATATGGGAGCTAAATTTGTTGGATAGATGTACAAGACATAAAGAGGAAAGACTCTGAAAAATAAGGAGATCTGAACCTTGCTTCCCCCATTTTTTCGTAAAAATATACGGGGAAGGAGATGTTTTGTATTCAAATATTTACAATATCTATGGGTATGATGATACTTGGATTTACTTTTGAAACAAGTAAATGTACTGATAAAATGGGATGATTCCCTTATGTTTAATTAAAAACTGAATTTAATGAAAAAAAACATTTTGATTTTATGTATGCTTGGAGTGTCTGTCTTGACCGCAAACGGACAGACCTTGTTGAAAGGAACAAAGTTTATGGACAACTGGTCTGTTGGAGTCAAAGGTGGGGTGACTACTCCTATGACACACAGTGCCTTCTGGAAGAATTCACGCCCTGCCATGGGTGTTGAACTGTCAAAACAGATAACACCGGTTCTGAGTCTGGGAACTTCTTTCATGGGATACATTAATACAAGCAGTAGTAAGACGGCTTTTGACGCTTCGAATATCGAGCTTTTAAGCAAGTTTAACATGATGAATCTTTTCGGTGGTTATCCCGGAACACCTCGAATCTTTGAAATGGAGGTTGTAGCTGGAATAGGCTGGCTTCATGACTATGTCAATGGTACGGGAGACGCTAACTCCTGGGGTACACGGCTGGGAATGGACTTCAACTTCAATATCGGGAAGGAAAAAGCATGGGCAATCAGTCTGAAGCCTTCATTGGTATATGATATGGAAGGTGACTTCAACAAGTACAAGAGCCGTTTCAATGCCAACAATGCACACGTTGAACTACTTGCGGGGATTACCTATTATATAAAGGGAAGTTCCGGCAGGCATCATGCCATTCTCGTAAAGGAATATGACCAAAGAGAGGTGGACAACCTGAATGCAAGCGTCAACAGTCTGCGCGGCCAGCTATCGGACAGCCGGAAACAGACAGAGGAAGCAGCTGCTCATGTGGACATGCTCCAGAAGCAGCTGGCTGAATGTCAGAACAAGAAACCGGTCATTGAAACCGTCATTGAAAAAGCCAAGACACTGGAGTCTATCGTAACTTTCCGTCAGGGCAGTTCTAAGGTTGACGCCTCACAACTTCCCAACGTGGAACGGATCGCCTCCTATATGAACAGGCATCCTGAATCCAAGGTCGTTATCAAGGGATATGCCTCACCGGAAGGAAGCATGGAGGTGAATGAGAGGATAGCACGTGCACGTGCGGAGTCAGTCAAGGATATCCTGACAAAAAAATATCGGATAGCGTCCTCACGCATCACTGCGGAAGGACAAGGCATAGGGGACATGTTCTCTGAATCGGACTGGAACAGAGTCAGTATCTGTACCTTAAAGGAAAAGAAATAATATCCGAGACTATGGTTCCACTCAATTCACAGCATAATCTGCAAGGTGTATGAATAGCAAATTTCATATAAACCATGGATTGCAGTGCGGATTATAGTCGGTCTGAAACGTAGCCAGTTGCCAATCGGTAACTGGCTTTTTGGTCTCATCGAGTTTACGAGGAATTTGCGGGTTGAGCCGCAAACGGGCTGCATCATTAAGCCATTTCATGCTGTCCTCATAATCCCGTATCCGTACAACACTCACATTGTTCGGTGCTATGAGTTTTGTAAGTTCATAAACGGCCAGTCTTACCATGTGCCTCTTAAGGTTAGGATTACGTGGGTCATGTAACACAAGATGTTGTCCTGCTTGTGGAATATCAGCATTTACGTCTGTTTCTGGACAGAACACCCGCCCTTTGTAGACTACGTACTCGTGATCCGAAAGTTCATATGTGTTGTATGCCGGATCATAATCTGCGATAGCTCCCCAATTGTTGGAAGCCATTGGATCGAGATTGCTGTCATAGCTGTCAAGTGTCATTAACGTGTAAAACTCTCCACCATATTCAACCACGTCCCATAATGGATATCCTATGGGCTGCCATGATGATGTTTCTACTTCCTTCCAGCCGCTGACTAGTGGGATGCGGATATCATCGAACTTGTAACCATTCTCCGAAAGGCATGTATAGATGACCCCATTACAATTTACCTTATTACCCGGATAATAGGTGCCAAATTGGGAATAATTTATAACCAGTGCTGCATCTGTATTGATATCGGAACACTCTTCCCAATAAATAACTGTTGACGGCTTGCGATAACCGCTGATGGAACGTATCACTTCATGAATTTGTCCTTCAAAATAGATATGCACTCCCACCGGATAGGTAATGCGCCGGTCGTATTCGGCAATATATTTTCCTCTGGCAAGCTCTTTCTCCACTTCATAATTCTCCGAGAGATATTCCACGATACTTATTTCTGCCGATTCTTCAGCCTGAACAAACCGCCCGTCATTACCCCGTGTCAGTTGTGCAAGGGCTTCTTGAGTAATGATACCCAAATAATCGTTGTTATTGAGAAACCGTCTATACATATTCTTATTTCGTTGTTAATATGAAAATCCTTCCTGAATAACCGAGGTAGAAACCACATATCCATTTCCGTCTCCGCCACTCTTAAACTTGTACCAACTGTCACGCAGATAATAACACAGCAGATAGTCAAGGCAGTCTGACAAGTGCCCGTAACGCTCGTATTTGATACCGGTTTTCGGATCGGTAGTCTTCTGTTTATTCTTTGAACCGTCCTCGTTGCGGAGCTGATAAATCAAATCCTGTGTGAGCTTCCGGCATTTGATATCTATCTGTATATCCCAGCCGCTGTAACCGTCGAACACCTCGTTTACAAACTCACAGCGTGTCGCCTGCGGAGGCTGCTTTCGTAAAAGTTTCACTTTCGGGCGTAAGATCCCTTTACCAAAAGTGTCCGTAATGATGGTGTAGTTGTTAACTCCGTCCTCGTTAGTGGTGGAGCGCTGCAATCCGGATGGATCTCCTGTTACATCCACTCCACCGATATGTTTGTCACGGTAAAGTTTCAAACGTACTTTTCGTGCCAATGCAGGCGTATTATTCTCTTTTTCCTCCGGTTTACCGAGTATTTCCTCAAGTATATATACCTTCTTGTTGTCGTAGTCTATCTGTGCGGAAAGCACGGACATTTGGGGAGCGACATTGAAATCCCAAACCGTAACAAGCGGTTTGGTAGGATCATACACTTTTTCTTTCAGCCCGGTAACAAGATGCCTGGAACCATCAAAACTGCGATAAATGGCCATATCGTTGGCCTCCACAAAGTCCCAGTTACCATAAAGCAGGCGTTCCTTGGTAGCTTGGTCCCGAATTTTGTTCAATGCAGCCTCATAAACCTGACGAAAAGCAATGTTCGGGTTATCAAATACGGAAAACGGAATATAGGATTCACCTTCACGGCAAATAACTTTTTCACCATTCTCGTCTTGTACAAAACGGGAGCGCACCCAGTTGATTGTCGGATTAGTCGTGAGTAACATTCGTGGCGTCCTGAACGTTTCGTGGATTCTCCAACGGAGACGGGAAAACAGCACCTCGACAGCTCGTTCGGAAATCTCCGATACCTCGTCCACCATAGCAATAGTATATTCGGACGAACCAAAACGTTCAAAGTTCGGGTCGCTGGGGATGTCTGCCATCTCTTTCATGATAATAACCGAATCATTCCAGAATGTGAGTGTGCCTTCGAGATTGTTTATCTTGTAATTTATATCCTCTTTAAGCCCCCAATCTTTCAGTATCGACTTGATGGTATTCCAGGTCGATTCCTTCAATGATTTGAGCGTCTTACGGGCGACGACCGCACGAATATTCTCAAACCGGATACACGAGGATACCAACCATATGCTACCGATAAAAGACTTTCCGCCACCCGCTGCTCCCCCACCCAATATCAACTGTGGAAGGTTTTGCGACCTGCATTGCTTACATTGCGGCTTATACTGCGGATTCCTTTGCGGATCGTAACCGACAAGGATTTGCTCTATTTCTCCGCCGCAGTGGGGACAATAATTAGGCTGCAACAACTTCCACAGTTCATATTGTCGTGGTGACGGTTTGAACTCGATATGCAGGTTTTTAGGCGGTTTGAGCCTGTTGACCGCCATCCCTTATATGATTTGAATGGTTATATCGGTTTCAGACTCAAGTATGGAATATAATTTCTGGAAAGTAGCACGGGATTCCAACACTTTCCCTTTAACCGTGTTATTTCCCACGATGATGCAGCCGGCAGAATCAACTTCGGTATTGCCGGAATGAATCAGGATACCGATGAAATGGGGCACATCGTGCAGATACGGCATCTTCTTCTTGTACTTGGGACTGTACTGAAGAGTAACTTTGTATGTCCCAGCGGGAATGGCAGTCTTAGCATAGATCTTTTCCTTGCAGGTACAAGAACAGCCATCAGGGGTATTAGGGCAAACAGCAGGAAGTTCTCTTACGGTATCTTCAATGGTGTTACAGAAAAAATTGCCATTGATGGACAAGTCGCCTATTGTATAGGTCGAGCATCTGAATTTGCGGTTGAGTGTTAGCTTCATACTTTGATACTATTTGTATCGAAAGAGTAGCACCAACTATTGAATAGAGTTTGTTGGGAATGTTTATAAAACACGTTATATTGTTAATCACGTTGAAATCCTTATATTTATTTAAATCTTTTTGTTCTTAGCCAAATACGCTTGTACATCTTATACCACTTAACTCTTTTAGACTAGGATCACAAATGGTTTTGGCTACCAATAATAGCAATGAAGCTCCTTTAAAAGTTGGCATTGAGTTGTTCTGCCAACACATTGGTGTTAAAAGGGTGACTTTGTATCGCATGGGCGTTTAGGCTATGAATAAAAGATTTGTTTAGATTGCATTATGCGAAATACCAATTAATTGGTATTTTATTATATGGGAAAATTCCTTTAATTTGCAAAAATAAAACTGCATGAATATGAAAAAGACATTCATTCTTCTATACATTTCTTTAATATTGCTTTCTTGTCAAAAAGAAGAGAACAATAAAATTTATGAATATCAGGTATTACCAAGTGAAAATGCATTTAAACCATTCAGCTGTTTTGGGGAGAAACGTACTATTACGGTTACAATTATTCAGAAAACATTAATAGATGATATTTTAGATTCAGAGGTTCCTATTATTCCCAAAGATGTTTTGGTCGAATTTGATAAAGCTCTGTTTTCTGATATAGAGACAAAAGTGGAGGGTGGTCAGGTGATATTAAATATAACCTCAAATATAAATAAAGAAGATAAAATGTTGAATGGCGATTTGCGGATTTCATACTCTACCATCAATGGCATAAAAGTAGAAAAGATTCCACTAATTATAGATAAAGGCAAGTTGACATTTCTGTATAAAATCCAGTCGGAACAAAACCCTTTTATTCTACCAGCTGAAGGTGGCAAATTTGAGTTGCCTTTTACGTGTAAAAAACAGACATATTTGAATGGTCAGTTTATAGAAGAAAGGTATTCAGCATTGAAAGGATTAAGATTCAAAACGATAAGTACTGGTAATATCTGGTTTCTTACGGTCAGAAAAGACGGGGAAAAAATCGGTTTCTACAAATTTACTTTTGTGGGAGAAGGACCATATAACCAAAAGACAGAGCCCGAATGCTATTTTAACATATATATCCATGACGCAGATGTGGTAGCAGATAATCCTCCGGAAATATTCAGACAAGATTTTATACAGCCCCAAACCCCAGGTGAGGATTATTATATCCCTTCCCGGGCCTCTTATAAGCATGGTACTTTCGACTTATAACATATTCAGTATTAAACAATTGCATTAGAACGGCATGTATAATTTTAACCAATTATGTTTTTAGATGTTATTCTCGGATGATAGAGGGGGGAAAATGGACAGTTCCAAGATGTTGGAACATTTGGAAATAGATATACTTTGATCATGAGACAAATGAACATATACCAGCTCAAGGATTAATGGCATATATTTGTTTACGCAACTATATACTTTATT